CTGAAGCGCAATCTAAATGGCACGATTTTCACCCTCCCGGAGTACCTTTTATGATATACATCAACTATTATCATCCACCTTGGCACACTAATTTATTATGAAAAAATATTATTTGGCACATTATTTTATTTGTAACCATTCCATCAAAACTTTTTTTGTAACATACAAAATCACATTGTGAACAATTCAGGTACAGAACTCATGCAATGGAGTCGCAACATTTTTCCTCATCAGATGATAACGTGTTGCAGTTACACTTATTGTCTATGCGCTGATTCCACGCGACTTTAGCTTCTGTAACATTTTGTCGCAACATTCCCTGAGATCCGCAATGCTCGCAGTAAATAGCGACAAATTGTTCTTTGTTAAATGTAACCTCGCCCATAGATTCGCTTCCACAAAACGGACATGGATTTAATTTTTCGCTCATTTTCATCCCTATTTTTATTAACTGTTTCATTTATCCTACTCCATGTTACACTGCATTGTCAAAAGCGTAACCTGTTGACTTAATTCAATAATTATATCAATGACTAAGCTATGTAACTTATGTTACATTATGTTTAAATAACAACTTTTTAACAGGAGATAATATGGCTAGTGTATGGGGCATGGAAGGCAAGGAATTAAATAAATTTGCGGCTAAATTAAAGGGACTAGCTGGCAGGGATTGGCCTAAAATCAATGGAGCGGCTCTCAATCAAACTGCTTTTGAAGCTCGAAAAGAATATGTGAAAATCGCAGAGCGGCGCTTTGTTTTGCGGAATAGGTGGACAATTCGATCCATCAGAGTTGATAAAGTCAAAGGATTTACGAATCAATTCTCTGAAGTCGGTTCCATTATGGATTATATGGAGGAGCAAGAGTTTGGAGGGACAAAAACAGCGAGCGGATCAAAAGGTGTTGCTATACCGTCTACAACAGCCGCAAATCAACCTAGAGGGGCTAGGCCACGGACTAAAAAAGTTATGCCGTCCCGAAGGCGTACAAGGTTGAATTTATACAAAGGCAAACGAATCAAGGGGGGGAGCAGAAAGGAATATGTAGTTGCTGTTGTTAAACAGGCAGCAGAAGCAGGCGGGCGACGCTTTGTTTATCTACCGCGGCTCGGCCATATGGACAAGGGCATTTATTTAATAACTGGGGGGAAGAAAAACCCAAAGGTCAATTTAATTTATGATCTCTCAAGGAAGACTGTCAAAATACCAAAACAGCCGACATTGCTGCCAGCTGTAAATAATATTCAGCCCAGAATGCCACAAATTTATAAAAAGAGTTTTGAAGTCTGGGCTAAGAAATTATGAATTACCTATAAATCACAATATTAACATCAGGCGGATCAAATAAATTTGCGTTCCCAGCTGCAAGACCATTCCAATTATAGGTTGTAAATGTAAAACCGCTAACTGTTTTGGAGGTAATTGGGCCTAATAAACCTATGTTTGTTGGGTCAAACTGGATAGCAATTCCATAATTAACATCTGGCATATTTGTTGTAAATGTAACTGAAAAAGTTCCAGTGGCTGCTGTTGTAATAGAACTAATATTGCCCGACGCATTTGGTGCAATAGGACTAGCTCCTGTTCCATCAAAATTAGCCCATGCTCTATTTGCATAAACAGGCGGCGCATTAGCTGCGTTAAACGCTTGCCTCAATCCCAAAACAGATGGAAAAACAACGTCTGAAGTCCCCGCGATCGCTTCCGCTGAGGTCGCTTGCTCAACTGTTCCTTTTTGCGTCAAGCTGGCCGTCCATAATGTCCGGGCGGCGGTCTCCAGTGCGTCATAAATTTGGCTTGTGGCTTCATTTTCCTGAGCTCCATTAGGAGCTACCGTCACTTTATTTAATAAATGCGCTATCCATCCCCAAATATCCTGCTGCCATTGCTCCTCTAGTGGAGTTCCGTCATTTGACACGCCTGGCGTTACTTCATTTTTAAAAGTTCCATCTGGATTATTGGCATCAACAGTGACTTTCCCGGGATAAAGTGTGCTTAAATTTCTCATATTTTACCTATACATATTTAATTAATAACCCTAACCAATACGAATAGGGCAAGTATTTTAAGAGGAGCCGTTCAAATTCCTCTTTTCGAGCAATTGAAACTTCGGCTATATTTGGAAATATTTCAGCGCCAACATATAAAATTTCTCTATATTCATCTAGTGTATTGGGAACTTGATAAACGATATTTGGGCCTTTATTAACTAATAAGAAACCGGCTGGTATCCCTAGCTGTCCGGCTGTCTGAGTTATCCCATCCCCGGTTTGCGCCCTGGTTTTTCCGGTATAATATAAATATAAAATTGGAGGAATTATTTTACCTGCTGTCTGAGTTGTCCCGTCGCCACTTTGAGCGTTTAATTGTCCTGTGAAATATTCATAGTCATTAATAGAGATTGCGTTTGCTGTTTGTGAAACTCCGTCTCCTGTTTGCGCTCCTGGTTTTCCTGTGAATGTAATATAGGCAGACTGAGAGCTTTTTAAATAATAATTTGGATTTTTTGTTGTGCCGTCACTGTTCCACCATTCATGCAAATAGACATTTGTGAATCCCGCCTCTTGAATAACCGACTCGAGGTAATCTTTGCCTTGGCCGCCTTGAGCCATCCACGTCGCGCTTAAAGCATCTCGCCTTTCTTGATCCGCCCCTTTGCCATCTAGTAAAAATTGATCTTCCCATTTTGCTAATTCTCTGGTCGTCTCCGGGAATATGTCTAAATAGCATTCGTCGGTAAATTCTTTAATATCCTCTGGGTATTCAGAAAAACCTTCAATATATCTTTGAATTGGCATTGAATGCCTTAAAACCCACGCTCGCGCCCTGGGTAATAAATGCTTAATCAGCCTAAATGAATTAAACATAATTTACAGCGTCCGCTTTTGCTTTTTGCCCTACTGTTAATTGATCTTGAACGGGAACAGGCACAAGTCCAGCCGTAACAAACAGTTCAACGTCATCGAATGAACCGCCAACAGCTGAAGTGTAACTATCAACAATTGAAACCACTCCGCTTAATTTTACAAAATCTCTTCTGGGCGTTGGCGTCACCCCGTCTATAAACGGCTCTCTTTCCAGGAAATATTCAGTTAATGCGGCTGTGATATTGGTTTGTAGAGTCAAAACGTCATCTGCTGCCAGATTGGTAATATCTACCGTGTAGCCCTTGCGAGTAATAGCAAAGGTTTGCAAAAACACATTAACTGGTTTGCGGGTCTGGAGTCCATTTGCATCGTAAATAATAGAGTTTTCGACTTCCGTCAATTGTCCAGCTGTTGGAATGCCATCAGGGTCTAGACTTGTGTCCGCTTCGGCGTAAACTTGAACATATCCCGGAGTCCCTTTATAGGGATAAATATTGATAATTCCAGAAACCTCAGTGCCCCATATCACATAATCAATGCCCGCCCCACCTTGCGGTCGAGCTTGAAATCTGTCTATAACTGCTTGTCTATATGCCTCCTCTGTTTCCGGGTCAAGGCCGACTACTGAAACAGAATTTACAACGCCATCGCGCTGAACATTGTTCAGTGGATCAACAAAAGATATTGCGTCTCCGACGTTTAAATTTCCGTCCGCGCCCGTGTTTGTGTTGCCATCAACGTCTGAGCTTGCTCTAAAAGTTCCCTGAACTGTAGCCGCATTTAGCGTGACTTCACTGCGTAAAATATATGTGATTTGGTTGACGTTGCTGGTCATTAGCGTTCCGGCTGGCAAATTGCCAACTTGATTTATAACTGTAATATCTACGATCAACTCAGCTGAGCGTCCAGGATCAGGATCACCAACACCAATTAAGCGCCCCCACTCTACTAAAGGGTTAACTGTTCGCCCTAAAATCTCAGTATCTCCAAAATAAGCCGTCCTTACAAATTGCTGCAAAGACATCCAGCCGATATATTTATAAAGCAAAATATAGATACCCGCCAAAGCCTTGGCTAACACACGAGTAAAAGCCAAAGGTAATAATGGAACTGTTTGAGAGATAGCCGCCGACACTTGATTTACAATAGTGTCGCTTATTTGCTTGGTGGTTGGAGGAGTTGTGGCCATATTATGTTAGCTCCGCTTCCATAGCTTTCCAGTTTTCTAAATATCGAATATCAATTTTTTCACCATCTGCAAACACTGAAATATCAATCTGAACTTTTTTGACATCAACTAAGGATGCGCTGATTGTCAATTCCGTTACTGCTCCAATTTCAATAAAAAAATTCAAATCTCTTTCAATTGTCGATTCCAAAACTCTAAGATTACCGGACGAAGGGACAAGACTTTGCAAAAGATTTTGAGTTCTGGAGCGGTAATGTGTTGTGGGGTCTGTTTCGTTTAGATTGCCCCACCATTGCAAATTGGTATTTTCAGAGCCGTTGTCCTCCTTATTCCCCCCGAACAGAGCAAGATAAAAAGCTGACTTTAACCCCCCTGTTAAAGTCGGATTGCCGTCTATTAACTCAATGTCGCCGCCGTTCTCAGTATTTTGGATTAAAACATCAGTCATGATTTTATGGTGAAGGAAATTTTACTTTTTCTATTTTTGCCGGCGTGAGGTCAATCACAATCGGCGCTGGAACATAGGGAACAGGAGGAGAAAGTGAGTTTAAACTAGCCTGAATAGCAGTTAAGTTTGTGTTTATGTCCGTCGCAAGTTTGCTTAAAATTACTGCCAACTCGTTAAAACTTACCGCAAAATCAGTATTGCCCAAAACCTCTATTGTCTGACCGGAGGCCACAATATTACCATCCGCTTTTAGATAAAAAATCGTCTGAATTGCCCCGCTTGAGCTCCGGCTTATAATCCTAATCTCACCATCGCCAGCCATTGGGGAATTTTTTGTGTCTAAAAATCCTATCGCTGATTTACCGCCAACATTTTCATTATTGATAGTAGCGCCAAAGTCGCCGGGCAATGGTTTTGAGTCAATGCCTGGAGGATTGTAAATTGTCGCCGTGATATTCTCATTTTTTCGTATTTCAATAACGCTTTCCGGCTCAACAATTTTTCGCGTTCGGTCTTGGTTTTTTACTACCCTTCCAGTGTCACCCATTTATAACCACGGTAAAGTTTTCGGAATTTCTCCACGCCTGGATTCTGGCAAAACTAAACTAAGCTCCGCCGTGTCGCTTTGTCCTCTGTTTAGATTGACATTTTCAATTAAAAAAGTCGTCTCTTTATTCACAAAAGCCCTGGGAGCGGTCAAGTTGATAAATTTATTTGGTCGCCATAAATCGCCGTTTTCATCTCTCCATCCTTGGACACTGATTGAATACCGCAAAGCCGCCGCAAACATGGTGCCGGCTTTCCATTTAACCGCTTTCTGAAGGTCGGCGCCTGTCAAATCTTGTGTGACTTTATAGACAAATGGTCTGTTGACGCCTGAAAGCAAAGGATTTTCAACTGTTACAGATTCCGCCTCAAATCCATACGGAGCCGCCGCTAGCCCTGTCACCGAGCTATAAAAACTTTGTGGATTGATTTGAGCCTTGACACTTTGGAGGGGGGTTTTGCCAGCTATCAGCGTTGTGGATTGCGTCAAATCGGTTGAAGCTTTGAAAAATTTAAGCTCACCCTTCTCCGTATTTGAGATAAGAAAACCACGTTGCTGAGCTAGTTCAATCAAAAAAGCAAAAGGCTTTTTGTTTGTCTCTATGGCCACCCGCTCAAAAGCCGCGCCGCTATTCTCAGTGAACACCACTGAAAGATCAAAAAATCCCGCTATGGTATTAGCTATTTGCTCAAGCGTCTGATTATTAAATTCAAGCGGATATTTATCAAAAGGTATTGAACAGTCATTTAAAATACCCGGAAGAGCATAGCCGGAAACTGCAATTCTATTATTGTCTGAAAGCTCAGGGTCAACGGGCAATATAGTTGCTGTAGTAAAAAGCTCATCATCTACAAAAATTTCTATTTGTTTAAAACTGAGTGGAATAAATGAATTTTGCAATAATGAGTTGTCCGGCTCATAAGGAGCGCCAAAAGCAAAAGTATCAAAGGTCGCTATATTACGGCTGAGTTTAATAGAATCCCAGAATTTAAACTCTTGATTATCTATTTTTGCGGTTACTTTGTTCATAGGCTACACATAATATAGCATTTTGCGTCCTCTCGGTAAGGTCAAAATTTCCGCGCCGCTTAGGTTGTTGCTGTCAATAATAAAATCTGTGTTTTCGTCCACTGTTCCGTAATATTCCGCCTCAAAATCAATCAAAGACCTATTTCTATCCAGAATTATAGACCTTTCCTGCAAGGCTGTAAAAGCAATCTCTGTTAATCTTCCAGAGGCAACATTCAGCGCGGCTAAAAGCTGTTGATATCCCTCGCCTGTATCAGTCAGACTTGCTCCAGGCTCCAGTAAAATATCGCCACTTAAAAGTGTATTTCTGTTTTCATCAGCCCAAAGTACATAATTGTCAAAATCAGTTTGCAATGATTCTATGGCTGCGATCACTTGGGAACGTGTCTGGAAATCCGCCGAATCTGAAATTGTGGATTCAATGGCCGCAATGATCGCGCTGGAGGCCATTAAATTATTCAGAGTAAATTCATTGACTGGCTGATTATCCAAATTAGACGGCTCAAAATTATTGCTATCGCCAGACACAAAGGAGTTTAATAGACTAGTATAGCCCTCAAGCCGCTGTGAAATTGTGGCCGTTGCCTGTGAGGGAATGCGAGTAATATTAATTAATTGTCTTGCGAGCAAAGCCGGAGTTCCTATCAGTGTATCAATCGAATCATTGATCAAATCAAACGCATCATTAAATTGCTGTTCAATTGAATCTACAGTTGCCGCAATTTGAGCCAAAGCCGTTTTGACTTTATTTATTGCGGTCTTGCCGGCTTGAATTAATCCTGAAATTTCTCCGCCAGTCTCCAGGCTGACTCCATCAGCAAAATTTTCCGAAGCATCTATCTCGAAATCTTCAATAGACTGATTGATCTGATTTGACGCGCTTAATTCGCTAATGGGAAAAACAATTTCTATTGTCTCCCAAAATTCTATATTATAGACAGCTTGATTAGCCGCCGTCTTGAGATTATCGTTTCTGGAAATATCGCCAACAGGAACGACATTCAGCACACCGGGATAAAATGGATGCTGGAGAGTCCCCGCGCCTTTTTCCTCTAGGGCATTATCAAACCTTTCAGCCTCAATATCATAGTCCTCACCCCAAAAAATAACTCGAAAAGGATAGCGGCGGCCTCGCTTGCCTAAATCCTGAATATAAGTTCCTTCAACATCTGGAAAGTCAAAAGCAGTTGTCTTTTTGCTGATTGTTTTGGAGACATTTTCAAAATCAAAAACAAAAATTTCTCCACTAGGTGAGGTGTAAATAGCTCCTTTAAGCCGATCATTCCAGGCCATTATTAAAAAGCTCCTGAAGTGGCAAGCTGAACATTAACGCCACCATTTGATTTCCCTTGATCCAGCTCAGCGCGTCCAGTTTCGTCCTTGATAGTCAAAGTCGATTTTGATTCGGTCAATTTTTGCTCTATGGATGTTGAAATGCGTTCTTGTGGAGAAATTACTTGAGCCTCTCCGGCTTGAGGTTCTTGAGAGTTGCCACCTATGCCTAAATCAATACCAAATTTAGAAGCTATTCCGCTTATTGTGTCTATAATACCACCAACTTTCTTTTCAAGAAAAGTATCTATGCTTGTAATTATTCCCGTCACAACATCCATCGCGGCTTTGAATCCAACAGTGATACTATCCCATAACCCTAAGAAAAATTCTTTAATTGGCTCCCATTTGGCTATTATAACCCCAACTATACCAATCAAAGAAGCAATCGCCGCTATGAATAAGCCGATTGGATTAAGATTTAGAGCAATATTCAGCAATCCTTGAGCAATTGCCCATCCTTTAGTTGCTATAGCCAGCGCGATCAAAACCCCTTTATATATTAATAAAGTGGCTATAAATGGCTTAAGAAACGGAGAAATAATTTTGATAAACTCAAAAGCTTTCGTGCCTATATCGGCCATTATTTTCAAAACACCAGTCAAGCTATTAACTGAGTTTGATAAGTCGTCAGTTTCAGATTTAAACGCAGGTAACAGAGAATTAATGGCATCCCAAAAAGCCCCAAAAAGATTTTTAAGGGAACCCCAAAGGGCTAAAATTCCGGGGGTAATCTTATTGAATTGATCAGAAAGAAAGGACAAAAATTTATCCATTCCTAAAGAAATGATTTCCTTATTGATCGCCCAAAAATCCGCAAAACGCTGCATAAGTCGGCCAACTGTTGGAATTAATTTTGTTGCCAGTGTTTTTCCTATGCCAGTCATTGCAGACTTGAGATTAGTCAGAGCATCCACAAAAATTTCTGATTGTTCCGCCGCGTCATCTGAAATTACAGCTCCATATTTTCTAGCCTCCATTCTCAGCTTGGCTATGCCATCTGCTCCGGCTTCCATAAAACTGATCATTTTCACACCAGAGCGAGAAAAAGCCGCCGCTGCAAAAGCGGCCCTTTCCAATGGATTCTTGATAGTCTCCATTTTTTTAACCATCAAACCAAATGCCTCTTCCGTCCCTTTGGCAGCCTTGATTTGACGGATAAATGCCTTATCACCTGTTTTTTTCAAAAAACCAAAAAGTGAACCAGTACCAGACTTTAACTCTCCGACTCTTTTTTGCAGAGCTGTAAATGATGACTCTAAAATGCCAGATGAAACTCCCTGTCTATCCGCCGCAAATCGTAATTCTTGGAGGGCCTCTGCTGATAAACCCATTCGTCGCGCTGTTTTTGCGGCCTCGTCTCCAAGTTCAGCCGTTTTTAAAATAGTTGCCCCAAGTGCCGCCGTCGCCAAAGTAGCTCCGGCAGCAACAGTTTTCCCAATTGTCGCGCCAAGTTTTTTAAACCTCTTGCCGAGCATTGCAACCTGACGATTAGAAGCGCGGACAAATTGGCGTATTTTGTTACCCATCTTCGTAACTGGCTTGGTGATTTTATCTATGCCACTAAAGACGGCTGATATTGAAAAACGACTTGCCATTTTGAGTTAAATCAAGTGTTTTTGGGCTTGGTTGCGTTGATCAGTTCAGGAATAAGGCCAGAGTAAAAGAAGCGTATCTCTTGAACGCTCAGAGTGCGAATGTCCGGGAGGCTGTTGTAGTCTCGGCATATCTGGAAAATCATTTCTATGATAGCTGAAACACTTTTTATTTTTCGGAGTTCGCCAAATCTAACCAACTCCGCATAAACTAGGCTAAAAAAAGGGTTGTCAGAGATAAGCAAAATTTTGTGTCTTTGCTATCCATTTTATGCAGTAAATTTGCATCTACGCCAGCCCATCCAGCCACAAAAGATAGAGTCTTTTTCATGCTATCTTTTTCTTTGTGTCTATCCATTCGGATAAACGGAGCTGAATTAAAATTTGCTGGAAAAATTAATTCTGTTTTCTCTCCGATTGGAGCAATGAGAGTCAAAACAAAACTACCGGCATCATTTAAATATGCTCTTCCTTTGCGGATTGCAAAAACAATTTGCTTTTTGATTTTATTAAAATCGTCCAGCTCTTCAGATGTCATTTCAGCCGTGTCGCAATCTATATATAAACTATCACACCACTTCAAAAATTCATCTTCCGCTGTTTGCTTATCAACTTTATATTCACCCATATTTTCATTACTGTTGTGTTAAAGTTCCGGTTCCTTTGAATTCGCAACTAGCTACCGTGTTTTGACTCGACCATTGCAGTTCGCCGGTTATCGTCCCTGTTCCCTGGTAAACCGCGCCGCTTGCATAGGTTATGGTAATGTCATGATAACTGTTGCTATCAGCAATATTTTGCAAAAATTCATGATCACCTAAAAAATCATCAACATTGAGATTTACGCCTCCCAACATCCACGCAACAGCCGTTTTAATTATCCGGCCTGTTCCGTTCCCATTTGGAGAAACATCATTTTCAAAACCACCTAATTTTCTAGGGCTATCAACATCAGCCGCCACACTGAATGGGCGGCCGTCGATTGCTATGGATTCTATTGAACCACCAACTCCGGCCATTTTTTATTCTCCTTTTTAACTTCCAAAGAAAAAGCCAAAATCAGCGTCTATGCTGATTATGTTTGTGTTTCCGCTAATTTGATAAGTAAACGCTATATCTAGCCGTTTTGGATTCGTCGCGTTGATTTCGGCCTGAATTGTACCTTTAGCCGTTTCAGGGTCTGAGATAATTGCCTGCAAACCTAAAGAGTCAATCATATTGGCAATAGCTGTCACCGCGTCTTTTGGTTTTCTTGCATCTGGATTTTCTGTTGCTTGATCATTCGGAATTAAAACTTTTCCTTTCCAGTTATCGTCTTCAAAAATCAAAGCAAGATTGAAAATCACATTCCAGACTTTCACTAAATCACATACATAGCGATAAGCTGGCGGCGTTTCTCCGTCTGGATGGTAAAATGTGATTGTATCTGAAAGCTCAATCAGATTATCAACAACATTGATTGTTGAGCTGCCATTGGTTACGGCTGAATTTTGCTCTGTGTAATTCCATTGCTCAGAATCCAACCCGGGGACAAGGCCGTTTAATCTTTGCCCCGCATAATCAACAGGAGGATTATTATTTGCTATAACCGCAACTCTGGAAACCGCTCTGGCTGCCACCACAAACGGCAAGTTATTTGAGCCAACCCCCACAATTTGAGAGTTTACGCGATCTGTTTTTCTGGCCGCTGGAATCGCGTATGCTGTAGCCACTGCGGAGCGGTTTTCGCCTGAAAAAACAATAGCTGGCTTTTTAACCAATGCGCCCCATCGAGCATCGAAAAAAGTATTATAGTCATCAAGTGTGTCGGTATCAGTAACAGACAGACAATTAACTATAAGCGTTTCCCAAATAGAGCCAATTTGATCTGTTGCCGTGCTGGTATCTGGTTCATTTAAGCCGCCAGTCGGTTGAGTGAAAGCGAAAGTGATTCCCGCCGCTGTTCCGTCAAGTTCAGCATAAATATCATTACCAGAAACGCCCTGCCATTTTGCGGTTAAATCTACTCTTGTGGCTGTCATGGCGATAGTAAAAGTATCACCCACCACAAAATTAACACCGCCCGCGCTTAGAGTAGTTGTGAAATGATCAGCATAAGCAACGCCTACAGTTAGATTATCCTGGGCAACTCCGGCCGGATCAGTCACGCTAAAAACCTCAGAGCCTGCAACCGCATCATTAGTACATTCAAGGGTATATGTTCCGCCTAAAACATCCGGTTCAACTGGAGTTATAACTCCGAAAGTTCCGTTACCTGTATTTCCACCACCAGGAACAGCCGCTCCCGCTGAAACATCTCCATAGCTAGCAATGACAGGCATTTCAGCAATGGCATTGATAGCAGGGATAATCAAATCCAAAGCGTCCGCTACGGCATCACCTACCGCTAAAACAAAACTTTGACTATCAATATTATTAATAACTATTTTGTAGGAA